AATGAGATCAGTAGACGTTACGTGGATGATGAGCCTGAGTTCTATACACCAGAGGTATGGCGTGGGCGTAGTGAGGATAAGAAGCAGGGGTCAGATGATACAGTTTCGATTGATGTCGCTTGGTATGATCGTGATGACGGATACAATTCATGGGCTGAAGACTCTTGTTTCATAGCCCTAGAAGCATACCAGAAGATGCTTGAACTAGGAGTAGCCCCTGAGCAAGCACGTATGGTACTGCCACAGTCTACCATGACTGAATGGTATTGGTCAGGTAGCCTTGATGCCTTTGCTGATATGTGCCGCCTTCGGTGTGCCTCTGACACGCAGTATGAAACACGGGTAGTAGCTGACCAGATCAACACAGAGATGTTTAAGCTGTTCCCTGTGTCATGGGATGCCTTGATGGGGGTAGAGTAATGTTTACTATTGAGATGGACACAGCCAACGGTGAGAGTTGCACAATCGTAAGCATTGACCAAGCAGGTAATCAAGATGACGTAGAGGTCATGTTGTTCGATGATGTGGTTTACCTTAGGCAGACAGACCAAGACGGTGAGTACTGTAGCTTAATAGCTATCTCACCCCAACAAATGTTTGACATCAAGACAGCACTGGAATTACCTAGTGGCACATACATAACCAAGAGAAAGAATGGAGTGACAGATGTTTTATGAGTACGTAGTAGAGGTTGGGGGCGTAGAGATTATCCTTACGCTTCTAAGCAAGGGTAATCTAAAGAGAGGGACACAACCATTCTTTAAGGTTATCGCAGGTACTGACTGGGATGGACATGAAGTAGTAGTTCCTGAGGATGACCTAGAGATTGCTATAGACTATGTTAAGGATGTGTATAGTAGTGAGGTCTATGGTTAAGTCCTAAGGATATACTAATACCAATACCTATATGCACCCTTGGCGGGCACATCCGCAGGATACAAGTATTTTCACATCAGTCAAGAGGAAAGTTACAATGCAAGAAGAAAACATTGGATGGGTCTCACGTCAACCCTGCCCTAACGAGGAGTGCTTAAGCTCAGACGCCTTTAGTTACAACACCGTAAGCATGTCAGGCAAGTGTCACTCATGTGACCTTAAGTACCCAAGAGAGATGAAGGCATTGACAGACTGGTCAGAGGGTGAGTACCCTACCAAAGCAAACGAATGGAACGAGGAACCAAAGATGCAATTAGTCCACAAGAATGAGGAGCCAGTCATACATGAACTGCTGACGCCTACCTATCGGTCAGTACGTAGCCTGTCAGAGGCCACCCTACGCCTCTACAAGTCACAGACCTACGTCAACCCTAGCAACAAGGTAGTCAAGCAAGAGTACGTGTACCCATCTGGCGGTATCAAGACACGATACATGCCCAAGGATTTCCGTGCTAAGAACCTCAAGTCAGACGAGTTGTTCGGCATGGACCTGTGGAATGCAGGATCATGTAAGACAGTGACGATTACTGAGGGTGAGCTAGACGCCATGTCAGCCTACCAGATGTGTAACAACGACAAGTACCCAGCTGCCTTTGTGTCACTCCCTTCATCCACCCCTAGCCACAAGCTATGGGCTAACGTAGACAAGTGGCTTAAGAGTTTCGATAAGATCGTCCTGTCAATCGAACATGACGACGCAGGTAACTCTATCGCCCAGCGCATTGCTAACCTGTACCCTAACAAGGTGTACCGTATGCAGCACGACACCTACAAGGATGCCAATGAGTTCCTTGAGGCAGGTAAGAAGACGGAGTTCTTTCAGGCATGGTTTCATGCTAAGAAGTACACACCTGAGAACATCTACAACAGCACGGATGACTTCCTTAAGCTGTATGAGAACCATGAAGACCACATGTACATTGAGACAGGCATTCAGGACTTCGATGCACTGTGCCTAGGGTTGATGCAAGGACACTTCACAGTGTTCAAGGCGCAGACAGGCATAGGTAAGACTGAGTTCATGCGCTACTTAGAGTACAACATCCTCAAGAACTACCCTGATGTACCTATCGCAGCATGGCACATGGAAGAGACTAAGCTACGCACCCTGCTAGGCTTGGTGTCATACGAGATAGGTGACAACGTAACACGACCTGACATCATCGAAGAGAACGGGTTGGACGGGCTTGTACGTGAGGCTATCGGTAAGCTGACAGGACGTGAGAAGTTCTACCAGTTCTTCCTCAATGACAACGATGACCCGATTGAAATCCTGTCACACATCCGCTACCTGTCACAAGCATGTGGTGTTAAGTACGTGTTCTTCGAGCCTATCCAAGACATCGCAGCCAGCCTAGGTGCAGATGAAAGTAAGGAACAGTTCCTGTCTGACCTAGCGGTACGCCTGTCTAAACTTGCAGCTGAGTTAGGTGTCGGTATCATTACCATTGGACATACCAACGATGATGGTGCTATCAAGTACTGTCGCATGATCGAACAACGTGCATCAGTTGTAGTAGAACTACAGCGTAACAAGATGGCTGAGGATGTGAATGAACGCAACACGACGAAGCTTCTCGTCACAAAGAACAGACCAGTAGGACCAACAGGTTTCGCAGGTCAACTTAAGTTTAACCCTGACACATTCATGTTGTCAGAATCATACGGAGATATTTAATGAGCATTTTAGGTTCTGTCTTGGGGGTCTTATACTTCCTAGGTATTCTCAACTACTACATGTTAACTAAGTCTTTACTCTATGTAACCGATACTGATCACGATGATAACGGTGTTATATTTCATGCTGTTGTCTGGCCTTGGATGGTAGTGCTTCACTTATACTACACTCTATTCGTGGATGAGGATGATGATGATGAATAACTACCTGATACTTGACATTGAGACTGACGATATCAATGCGACACGTATCTGGGTAGTGTGCTCTGAGGACTACAAGACAGGAGATAAGCAGCAGTTCCTTAACATCGACACCATCCCTGAGGAACGTGACCGTTTCCTTAACTACCTCAAGGGCTATAACAAGTTCGTATTCCACAACGGTATTGGCTTCGATGTGCCAGTGATCAATAAGATACTAGGCTTAGAGGCTATCCGCCTTGACGATGTAGTTGACACCCTGATCCTGTCACGCCTGATCGACTTCGGTATCCAAGGGGGTCATAGCTTACGGGCATGGGGTCAACGACTAGGTGACTTCAAGCTAGACTTCAAAGGGTTTGAGGTACTGACACAGGAGATGGTTGACTACTGCCACCAAGACGTAACGGTTACTAAGAAGTTGTTCAGCAAGTTCATCAAGACCTACGAGGATCAAGCATGGCAAGACAGTATCAAGTGTGAACATGAGATACAGATGCTGTGTGAGGACATGACCAACAACGGTTTCTACTTCGATGAAGCCTCAGCTAACCAGATGCTAGACGAGATTGAACTTAGGCTGTACGAATTAGAGGAAGGATTCCAACAAGACTTCCCACCCACTATGGAGGAAGTAAACAGGATACAGTTCAGGGTTAAGTCAGATGGCAGTGTGTATACAAATGTATCTAAGGCCCGTGACAAGTACCCTATGACTAAGATAGACAACTCAACAACACCTAACCAGCTGGTGTGCTACGACCTAGTACCCTTCAAACCTAGCTCACCTAAACAACGTATCGACAGGTTATGGGAAGCAGGTTGGACACCGTATGAAAAGACGAAAGGACACATCGACCATGACAGAGAAGTCAAGCAAGCCAAGAGACCTAGAGGTGCGTGGCGCTAAGTTCGCCAAGTATGGGTGGACTCTATCTGAGGCTAACCTTAACACACTACCTGACCATGCCCCAGTAGGCGCTAAGAACCTCGCTGAGTGGCTGACCTTAGCTAGTCGGGCATCATCCCTAGTCGAATGGCTTGGTCACTACAACGAGGACGATCACCGTATCCACGGTAGGTTCACACACATCGGCGCATGGACAGGACGTATGGCACACTCAGCACCTAACCAAGCTAACGTACCATCAGCCTTCCACGGTGTAGCTAAGACACCAGTAGAGGCAGTGAAGGTATCATACGATGGGGCTTTCCGTAAGCTCTGGTGTGTGCCTGAGGGTAGCTACTTGGTAGGCACAGATGCTGAGGGTATCCAGCTTCGCATCCTAGCTGACCTGATGAAGTCCGAAGAGTACGTACACGCTATCATTAGCGGCAAGAAAGAAGACGAGACCGACATCCATAACCTGAACCGCAAGGCTCTAGGTATCTCACATGTCACCAGAGACATGGCTAAGACATTCATCTACGCCTTCCTGCTAGGTGCAGGTAACGCAAAGGTTGCACAAATCCTAGGTGTCAAGTCCAAGGAAGCAGCACAGGCAGTAGAAAACTTTACCAACTCTATCGAAGGGTTGGCTAAACTTAAGAACGAGATGGTCCCCTACATCGCAAGACGTGGGTGGTTCAAGGGGTATGATGGGCGTAGGGTAGTAGTACCATCCCAGCACAAGACACTGGCAGGTATGCTACAGAATGGTGAATCAACCATCATGAAACACGCAGCACTGCAATGGGTCAAGCAAGCTAAGGAACAAGGCTTCGACTTCAAGCTATGCACATGGCCCCACGACGAATGGCAAACAGAAGTGAAAGGAGACATGAATGTTGCTGAGAAATTAGGTGAGATACAACGTCAATCTATTGTTGACACAGGGGTAAAGTTCGGTATGATGTGCCCCTTAGCTGGTTCAACTGACATCGGCGCTAACTGGTACGATACACACTGATGACACATTATCCA